CATCTACCTCGAGCCGTGGCACGCCGACGTCATGCAGTTTCTCGAGCTTCGGCTCAACCAGGGTGACGAGGAGGCGCGGTGTCGCGACCTGTTTACGGCCCTATGGATCCCGGATCTGTTCATGGAGAAGGTGGAGGCGGACCAGGACTGGCACCTGATGTGTCCGCACGAGTGCCCCGGTCTTCCCGATGTGTACGGCGAGGAGTTTAACGAGCTGTACCGGATGTATGTTGCCCAGGGCCGATTCAAGAAGGTGGTCAAGGCGCGCGCCATATGGGACGCCCTGCTCAAGTCGCAGATTGAGACGGGGACGCCGTACATGTGCTACAAGGACAGCGTCAATGCAAAGTCGAACCAGAAGAACATCGGTACGATCAAGTCGTCCAACCTCTGTACCGAGATTATGGAGGTGTCCGGTCCGGACGAGACGGCTGTGTGTAACTTGGCGTCGATCAGCCTGCCTGCGTTTGTGAAGGATGGCGAGTTTGATACGATGGAGTTGTGTCGTGTCACGCGCGTCGTCACGCGTAACCTGAACCGGGTCATCGACAAGAACTATTACCCGACCGAGGCGGCAAAGAAGAGTAACATGCGTCACCGTCCGATCGGAATCGGGGTCCAGGGACTCGCGGACGTATTCATGATGCTTGGACTCACGTTTGACGAGCCCAAGGCGCGCGAACTCAACCGAGAGATTTTTGAAGTGATTTACTTTGGGGCACTCGAAGAGTCGTCTCTCCTCGCCGAGGAGGAGGGGCCATACGAAACGTTCCGTGGGTCGCCGGCACACGACGGCAAGCTTCAGTTTGACTTGTGGGGTCTGACACGTCACGGCTTTGACGACTTGAAGCAGCGGATCGTCAAGTGGGGTCTACGTAACTCGCTCCTGATTGCACCCATGCCGACGGCGTCAACCGCCCAGATTCTCGGAAACAACGAGGCGTTCGAGCCGTACACGACCAACCTGTACCTGCGTCGGACGCTCGCCGGTGAGTTTGTCGTGATCAACAAACACCTTGTCAAGGATCTCCAGAAGATTAGCCTATGGACGAAGGATGTGAAGAATCAGATTATCCGTGACGGCGGCTCGGTCCAAAACGTGCCGGGCATTCCGACCAACCTGGCGGCAATCTATCGGACCGTATGGGAGATTCCGCAGAAGAGCATCATTGACATGAGTGCAGATCGTGGCGCCTACATCGATCAGTCTCAGAGTCTGAATCTGTTCATGGAGAATCCATCGCTCGCAAAGCTTTCGTCCATGCATGTCTATGCATGGAAGAAAGGACTCAAAACAGGAATTTATTATTTAAGAACACGAGCGAAAGCAAAGCCCCAGCAAGTGACTCTGATACCTACCCGAGAGGAGGTTCTCGCTTGTTCGTTAGCAAATCCCGAAGGATGTGCTATGTGTTCAGGGTGAATATGCACATGCACCTTGACCGACTATGGAATATGAATTTCCAGGACAGACACAGACTTGGATTTTTTTCTCCAGGCCATAGTAGATGATCCGAGGGTGTCCAAAGTGTGGTAGAGATTACTCCACAGATCCGTATTGGACAACATCGCTCAAACGACACCTCGCTCGGAAGATACCATGTACCCTTAAACCAATCATTGCACCAACATTAAGGTGTCTCGACTCGGTTATCATCAGTGAGCCGATCGTTCCACCAGTCGGACTGGTTCAAACACCAGAACTCGTTGCACCATGGTTCTTCAACCAGGTATTCAGAGACAAGCTAAACATCAGTTTCGTGATGTCATGTACAAGAAAAGACGAGGTGGTTGTCAAAGTGTCTCAGGACGAGCCTGCTCGTACAGTTACGCTCCATGAGTTCCTCGTGCTCTTCGTGAACCATGTTCTCATAAAGCACTTTCCGCGCGAATGTGAAGTGTATGGTGCGATCTCGTGCTTTCTGTACACGGAAAACGATATCGATCTTGATGACAATACGGCTACGTGGGATGGATGGGACGACGGGAAATCACGTTTCCTGAACGCCTTACGACCTTCAGTGCTCAAGTTCCTCGATATTCAGCCGAGCCGTCTGTCTTTTAAAAACTATCTTAAAACTCTGTAGCCAATAATAGTTATGGACGCTGATCAGAAGTATCAGCTCGACCGATTCATACGCACGGTCTGGAAACCATGTGGCGACGTCATTCCAGTGATGACGTTTGCACGGGAGTACGTGCCATGGGTCAAGGAGAACCCTCCCAGGGTGAGGTTACCACTGGAATACTTTGACGAATTTCTCAGGGGGTACGGGTATTCCTATGACCAAACAACACTTACCATACGTAAGACTTGATATGCACATGCACATTGACCGATTATGGATTGTGAAATTCCAGTACATACACAGACTTGGATTTTTTTCTCCAGGCCATAGTATGGACGGTACGGGTGTTATTTACCGTCATATGTACAACGGTGATGGGAGAGGCTACATCGGTCAGAGTATTCATGGTGAAGAGGTTCGAACCCGGGGACACTTACGATCAAAAGACTCTACGTATTTTCATCGAGCGATCAGAAAGTACGGATGGGAGAACTTTACGACTGAAATTCTTCACGAGAATATCGATCCCATGTATCTCGATGACTGGGAGATGTACTACATAGCACTGTATGAAACCCTCGGTACTAAGGGTTTCAACATGACAGCCGGTGGACGAGGTATCAGAGGGTACAGACACACCGAAAAGCATAAAGCCCACTTGTCTCTAAGAATGGCGGGCTCCGATAACCCGTTTTTTGGTCGTAAACACTCGGAAGAGAGCCTGCAGCGTATGAGCGCGTCTCATACCGGTGAGAAGAGCCCGTTTTTCGGGAAGCCTCACTCTGAGGATCATAGGATGAAGATCGGCGAAGCTCACTTAAAACAAGTGGAACAGTGGTCGAATGATGGAGAAACATATATACGTACGTTCGACTCTATAACACTTGCAGCAAATGCTATAGGGAAGAGTCCGACGGGTATATCCCAGTGTTTGGGAGGAAAACAAAAGACATCGGGTGGATTCACTTGGAGGTATGTATTACCTCCGGACGCGCGCCAAGGCGAAGCCTCAACAGGTGACGATTACGCCACTGACTGCGGCTGATGTGTGTCGCCTCGACAATCCCGAGGCGTGTGCTATGTGTTCTGGATGAATTACCCTGAGCACGTAACTTTCATGCTATCAATATAGCTACCCGCCTTTCCTGAAATGCCGGTAATCTTTCCGGCACCTGGGCAGTCGAATGAACCGGACTGACCACCGCCCGACCCAAGACCCCCGCCGATCGGGGTTGTCGGAGCGCCTCCGCACTTTGGTGTAACCTTACCCACAAATTCACCATACGTCACGTCAACACCCGTGTATCCCGATGGGCAATCCGCGGTATCTACGGGGCCACCACCCTGTCCGCCAACTGGATTGAGCGTTGTCCCGTCGGTACAGTTTCCTTTCAGCTGATCGACCCACCACCCACCGCGTCCGCTGATGTTTTTCATCATACCGCTTGGGCAATTCATCGCATAGTCCCCGCCACCTCCTCCACCAAAAGACTGAGACGTGATTCCTCCCCGTGCGTAACCCTCGGGAGCTGCGGGAACCGGGGCTTGTGCGAGCCCCGCGATATCTGTAGCCGAAAGAACACGGGGTGTGAAGACCCAATTCATAATGTGGACTCCTCCATTTTGGGCAATATTGAAAAAATCCTGAGTATTGCCCCATTTGAATGTTCCGGTTGTCGTGGCGTTTGCGGGGTTCTCGTTCGGCTCGAGGACGCCGTTCACGTAAGCTGTTATCTTATTGGTAGCCTGATCGACCGTCGCGGCAAAGTGGAACCAAACTCCGGGCGTCGCTCGGAAGTTTGATGAAAAAGTATGAGTATTCCAATCGGTCGTAGACCCGTGAACGTAGTGCACACGTCCCGCGCCAGCGTCACTTCCAGCAATAAAGAATGCCGGTACGCGTGATAAATTCCCTTCCCCGGACGCTCCACGCCGCCAAATCTCACGCCAACCGCCAGCCTGAGAATCGATCTTAACCGAGAATGACATTGTATACGCAACAGGTTCTGACGGTGCCGTGAAATTCACAGCCTTAGGACTCGTGGCGATATACTCGGTGTCTTGGAGGATCTGCTTCTGTGCCTGCTGCTCTGCCTGCTGACGTGCCTGCTGCTCTGCCTGCTGACGTGCTCGAGCTGCCTGTGCCTCCTGCTCTGCCAGCTGGCGTTCCCGTGCCTCCCGCTCTGCCTGATCGCGTGCCCGCTGATCTGCCAGTGCCTGCTGCTCTGCCCGATCGCGTGCCTGCTGCTCTGCCTGCTGACGTGCCCGCTGCTCTGCCTGCTGACGTGCTTGTGCCTCCTGCTCTGCCTTGCGTGCGGCGATCGCCTGATCCTCTGCCTGCCGACTTGCCAGCTGAGCCGCTGTCTCTCGCGCCGCCTCCATAGGCTTCGCAGTATCGACTGGAGGCTGGACGGCGGGCCCCCTCTTGTTTTCAGTCTTGGCGGTTTCTACGAGAGGCGGGGATGGAGGAGTGTCGGCCGCTGCTGGAGGAGTGACGGCTGCCGCTGGAGGAGTGACTACCGGTGCCGGGCATTTGTAACCAAACTTTGGGCATGCCTTCTTTGAGAAGTACACACCGAGAATTACCGAAACTACAACGAGCACTATAATGATCGCTGCAGCTGACATCTACAATATCAGTGTATTTTATTCAAGCGGAACATGGTCAGGGCACGTTTTTAATACATCCGGTACTACCGAGCTGCAGGAAGCGAATATTCTTTTTTAGCATATGTGATTCTATTTCCAGCGTTGTATTGCCTGCTCGCGTTGCTCTTGAGCCAGCATTCTTGGCTATTGGTCGCAGTCACGAAGAACTGACAGCTTGGGTTAGCTGTACAATACTCCGCGCACTTTGTCGGATCGTTCGTCCGATGTTTCGCAATGTCTTTGCCCCCATAATCACTACCGCGCAGTGGGGCTGCATATTTAAAAAGAGGATTCTGCGCTGCTTTCTCTGCCTCCTGCTGTGCCTTCTGACGTGTTTGTGCATCTA